CTGGTCCGTGGCCACGGTGACCGACCTGGCCCTCCTCACGAGTCTCCGGGAATCGCTGCTCGAGATCCTCGATAGCGGCGGCACCCTCCGCGACTGGCTCAGCATGCTCGACGACCTCGGCTGGCGATCGCCGCTTGGGGCGTGGCACGAGGAGACGATCTTCCGCACGACCCTCGCTTCAGTTATGGAAGCCGAGCGATATGAGCAGCTCACTGACTCTGAGTTTGTCGAGTACCTGGTCTTCGATGCTGTGGACGACGACCGGATCTGCGAGGAGTGCGTGGCGCTGGACGGTCAGGCCTGGCCGCGGGACGAGTTTCCTGGTGCCCTGTGGCCTCCGCTCCACTTTAACTGCCGCTGCTCCGTGATCCCGGCCGACGAGACCGACCTCAAAGGCCTCGACGCACAGCGGCACGAAGGGCCGCCGCCGCTGGACCACGTGGCCGAGGGTTTCGACGCACCGCCATCGGTTCAGGGGCTCACCACGATCGTGCAGCAGGCGCTCGTCGACCGCATGCACGACGCCGGGTGGCCGATCGCGCCACCGATGGCTCCCGGGAGGGCCGCATGAAGGTCGATCGCCTGGCCGCGTTCTCGCTCTTCGACATTCAGCTCAACCCCTCGGATCTTGAGGCCGAGGGCGCGAAGCCGCTGCAGCTGTTCAAATGGGGCGAAAACAGGCCGATCGACGGTCGGGCGCCAGTCGTAGTCGACGACGCCTGGGCGGATGCGGCGCTCGCGAACTTCGCAGCGCGCGGCGTCGACTATTCGGTCGACTACAACCACGCTTCGATCCTCGGCTACCAGGACGCGCCGGCGGCCGGGTGGATCACCGGCCTCGAGGCGGTGCGGCCGGGCGCGGGCGAGACCCCGGACCCGACGAAGCACGGGATCTTGCTCACGGTGCAATGGACCCCGCGGGGCCGCCAGCGCATCAAGGAGGGCGAGTACCGCTACGCCAGCGCCGTGCTCGCCCGCGATAGCGAGACGGGCGCAACGCTGCCGATGGTGATCGGATGCGCCCTTACCAACACACCAGCAATTCACGGACTGCAAGTCCTTGCGGCAAGCGAGGAACGCTTCGCCAGCACCGGCGAAGGGAAAGAGGGCGCCGAAGAGAGCGCCGAAAGGGAGGGTGCGATGGACGTACTCAAAGAAGTCGGGTACGCCTCGGTGGAGGAGCTGAAGTCGGCGCTCTCGGAGCTGCCCAAGCTGCGGGAGAAGGCCGGCGTCGCGGACAAGGTCGAGACCCTGTCCGCGCAGCTCGCCGAGGCCAACAAGCGCGCAGAGACGGCCCAGGCCGGTCTCAAGGTGGCGAAGGTCGACGCTGCCATGGCGCGCGCGGAGGCGCTCGGGCGCGTCCCGGCGGAGAGCGACAAGCTCACCGACGAGCAGAAGGCTGTCCGGGTATTCGCCCGGCAGCTCGCCGAGGCCAGCGAAGAGCTGTTTTCTGGCTGGCTGAAGGCCGCTCCCGCGGCCGCGGTGAAGACCGCCCCGGTGGGCCGGCTCACGCCGGACACCTCCATCGAGCAGCAGACGCGTGAGGCAGCGGCCACGTTCTCGATCGAGGGCGCGGATCCCGCGGAAGCCGAGCTCGTCAGCCGGGCCGTCGTGCTGTCGCGGCAGGAGAAGATCCCGCTCGAGGCAGCGATCGTGCGGCTCGAGAAGGAGGGGGTGCACTAATGCCTCTTCAGCCCAACCAAATCAACATCATCAGCGACGCACTGACCGTGAAGGCCACGGCCGCCGTGACCAAGTACCGATTCATCGGGTACAACGGCCAGGTTTGCGCCGCTGCCGCGCCGTGCGTCGGCATCTCGTACTTCGACGCCGCAATCGGCGATCCCATCACCATCTACCCTGCCGGCAACATCGTCCCGGTCATCGCGGGCGGAGCGTTTGCAGCCGGCGCACAGCTCGCGAGCGACGCCACCGGAGCCGCCGTTGCGGCCACGCTCTCCGACATCACCCACACGGTCAATGCGATGGCCATGCAGGCAGCGACGGGCGCCGGAGACATCGTCTCCGTCCTGGTCTGGTAAGGGGAGGCGACCATGGCGATACTCTCAAGGCTTTCCGAACTCCGGCTCAACATGTCGCCGGTGCTCAGCGCGAAGGCGCTGGGCTACAACCCCGGCGGCATGATCGGGCACAAGATTCTCTCGCCCGTGCCCTGCGGCGAGGCCGGCGTCCGCCTTCCGCTGTACTCCCCGAGCGCTCTCAAGATCATCGACGATCTGCGGGCGCTCCGCGGCGCGTCGAAGCGCGCGGACTGGACCGTGTCGTACCAGGACGTGACGCTCGACGAACACACGCTCAACGTCCCGGTGGACTGGCGTGAAATCCGCGCGGGCCAGACGATCGGTCTCGACGTCGCGGCCCGTGCCTCGCGGACGGCAAAGCGGCTGGTGGTCACCCAGCGCGAGTACAACATCGCGCAGTATGTGATGTCCACCAGCAACTACGGCACCGGCTTCTCCACCACGGTGGGTGGCACCACGAACAAGTGGGACTCCATCACCAGCGGCGTCTCCGACCAGGATCCGGTCGCGATCATCAAGACCGCGGCTTCCAAGGTCCGAGCAGCCTGCGGCACGCGGCCGACGAAGTTCTGGTGCGGCCAGCGCGTCTGGGACGATGGCATCGCCAACAACACCAAGGTGATCGCCCAGCTCAAACTGGCGCCCCCGACCACGGCGGCCCCGGTGTGGGTGACCCCCGAGGCGTTCGCGGCCGCCATCGGCGTCGAAAAGGTCGAGATCGGCGGGGCGGTCTACAGCTCCGACGGCTTGGTCATCGGCGGCGACATCTGGCTCGACGCGGCCGGCCTCGTGGTCTACAACGAGGACGTCACCAGCGTCGAGCAGCCGACGTACGGCCTGCTTGCCCAGGAGAAGTTCGGCAGCGTGGGCGAGAGCGACATGTTCGGCTTCGTCTCCACCGAGATCGAGGAAGGTGGAAAGATCGTCTCGACGTACTACACCGAGTTGTACAAGCCCTGGACGGCCATGAACTTCGCGGGCTACCTGTGGCTCGACACTCTCGGTGTGATCTAGCCGTGAACGGCAGGAACGGGGGGCTTCGGCCCCCCGCTCCCCATTCGGAGGACGTATGCCGAAAGTGAGGGGTCCGATCAACTACGGCCGGGACGGGAAAGAGATCCCGCCCGGGACCGTCTTCGAGGTGGACGACGCCGAAGCCGACCACCTCATCGAGAAGTACGGCTTCGAACGGTTGCTGACCAGGACGGAACAGACGGCGCAAAACAAGGCCGACAAGGAAGACCAGGCGGCTCAGGACAAGGCCGATGTGGTCCAGGCGAGGGCCGACGTGGCGCAGGAGAAAGCCGACGCGGCTCAGGCCAAGGTTGACAAGGCCAAGGGGCGCTAGTGGCCTACGCGGCTCAGGCCGACCTCGCGCCGTACATCGACAGCGCCACGGTGACGTTGCTGACCGACGACAACAAGGACGGCAGTGCGGATGCGGCCGTGATCACCGGGATCCTCGGTGACGTCACGGCGCGCATCGATTCGGCGTTGAAGGCGGCCGGCTACACGACTCCGGTCGCGGTCCCGGGTGCTGCGTTGAGGTCGCTCGCGGCACGCCTGTGCCTGGCGACGCTGTACGGCCGTCGGCCGGCAGTCGAGGCGCCCCCGAGCATCACCACGGTGGCGGAGGCCGCTGAGGCAGAACTCAAGCTGATCGCCGCCGGCAAGTTTCAGCCGCCGGAGGCCGTTCGCATGAGCTCGCCGACGGGGCCCGGCGGAATCGCGATCAGTTCGGACGCCACCCGCGACTGGGCTGACTCGGAGCTGTTCTGATGGCCGACGGCTTTAAGTTCGACCTCGACGTGCGGCGAATGCTGGCCCGGCTTCAGGTCATGCGCATGCGCTGGACCGGTGACGTGCTTCAGCAGATCGGTGACTTCGCCGCGGCGCAGATCCTGGCCGACAGCACGCAGTCTTTCAGGAAGCAGGCGGACCCCACGACCGGGACGCCCTGGACGTCGAGCAAGCGGGCGCAGGAAGCCTATCTAGCAGCCTCTCGGGCGTTCCTCGCCGGCAAGCGGAAGCGATCCCCGCGGCGGATGACCACGCTGGTCGACACCGGTCGTCTGCGGTCGAGCGTCCGCTCCGGGTACGAGATGAGCGCTACCGGGACGGTCGTCGCCTGGGGCGGTACCACGCCGCTGGCTTACGCCGCGATCCATCAGTTCGGAGGGCGCGCAGGGCGCAATCACGCCGCTGAGATCCCGGCCCGGCCGTACGTCGGCTTGTCTCCGGATCGGGTTCAGAAGATCGCGACGTTCGCGCGTAAGGCCATGGCTGAGGCCGCATCATGAGCCAGATCGACACGGTCCGGCAGGGTCTCATCACGGCCTTAACCGCGGCTCTCCCGTCGGGCGTCGCGCTCGTTCCCGTCAACAGTCTCGAGGACTTCAAACTGACGCTGCGCCAGCCGCCCACCGTGGGCGTCGCGTACGCCGGCAAACGGTACGAGCCGCGGCCCAAGGCGATCGGCGCCACGCGGCAAAACGTGGCGGCTTGGAATTTCGAGGTCTACGTGGCCGCGTCAGGGCCCGCCCCTGGCGTTGCGGCCGGACAGGATGCGTTCTCGCTCCTCGAGGCTTCC